CTGTTACAGCATCATACGCTAATAACGCTGCAACAGCTTCATTCTCTTTAACTTCATCTTACAGTTTATCTGGAGGTGGATTTCCATATTCTGGATCTGCTGAAATTACAGGTTCATTATTAGTTTCTAACTTATCAGGAACTGGAGTGAGATATATTGTTGCTGATGCAACTGGATCTCTTTTAGCTCAAACTCCATTAACTGCAATTAAATTAAATCAGGTAGTAACTGCATCTGCAGGTCAAAATACATTTAACATTCCTAGTGGTTACACTACAGGATTAATTGATACCTTTATCAATGGTACTAAATTAATTCGTGGAGTAGAATACACAGACCTTTCAGGTACACAAATTATTCTTACAACAGGATCATTTGCAGGTGATATAGTTGAATTTGTTGTTTATCAACCAGCAAGTGGTGTTACAAACAATGCTTTAAGAGCATTAACTACATTTACAGCAAGCGCAGGCCAAACAGTATTCTCAGCATCATATACACCAGGATTAATAGATATTTTCTATAATGGTTCTAGATTATCAAATGGAGAATATACCGCAAACAACGGTACTTTCTTTACTTTAGCTACAGCAAGTGCAGCTGATGATATTTTAGATGTATTCGTTTATTCATACCAAGTAGGCGCTTTTAGCGGTATTGGAGGCATAGGTACTGCAAATCAATTTGCATACTTTAATACTTCAAGCAGCATTACAAGTAGTAATGTTATTACTATTAGTGGTGCTAATGCTATTATAACAGGTTCATTATTAGGAACTGCTTCATTCGCTAATTCAACACCTAGTGCTACAACAGCATCTTATGTACTTACAGCACAAACTGCTAGCTATGTACTTACAGCACAAACTGCTTCCTATGTTTTAAATGCTGTTTCTTCATCTTTTGCTTCAACAGCATCTTCAGCTGACGATTTACTTGTTAGGGGTACTTTAACAGCACAAACGCTTGTAGTACAAACAATAACTTCAAGTGTTGATTTTGTAACTGGGTCGACTAGATTTGGATCTATAAGTGAAAATACTCATCAGTTTACTGGAAGTGTTAGTGTAAGTGGTTCTATTATATCTTCAAGCCCTATCACAGGTTCAGGATTTTCAACTACAGCTAACGTTAACTTAGGTAATTTTGATTTAACATCTAGATACCTAATAAGTGATGGATCAGCAGGATTAGGTGGTGTTATAAGCATAAGACAAGATGCAGCTTATTTGGCAAAAGGTAATGGTTATTCTAGTATAGCTGCCTCTTTTAATGCGTTTGATTTTTTTGGTTATACAGGAGTATCTACATATAAAAACTTTATATTAAGGTTTGATGGATTAACAGACAACACAAGAAGAACATACACACTGCCTGACAACTCAGGTACACTTGCATTACTGAGCGGTTCTCAAACCTTTAATGGTGCTACTACATTTGCAAGTCCCTTGACTGGTTCAAGTGCTATATTCTCAAGTAGCATTAGAGCAAACGCACCAAGTACGATTTATGGTGCTACGCAAGATGCTATTCAAACAATATTTACTTTAGGTGGACAAAACGCATCTGCACAAGCAAAAGAATTATACTTTAGATTAACAGCAGGTGGAACTCCTGCTTGGACATTCCAAACAGCAGCCATTGGTACAGATACAGACATTAATATTTACCCCAATGGTACGGGTGGGTTAAAAATAGCTTATACTGGTGCTGCTACATTCTCAAGTAGTGTAACGGCAGTAGGTGCTACATTTAGTGGTACAACTGCGGTAGCTTCTGCTGCTGGAACGTCTCAGATGCGAATTGATAGATCGGGCACAGTAGCTCGTATTCAAAATTATGATACTGGTCAGGCAGCTAATATATCATTAGCTTACGATGGTGGTAACGTTGGAATCGGAACTACTGGCCCTGCAGCAACTTTAACTGTATATAAAACAAGATTAGCTTCTTTTACAACACAAACACCAAACCAATTATATTTACAAAGTCAAGGTTATACAGGTGATGGATATAACACTATTGATTTTGGTTCTACTTCTTACGGTGTTCCCTTAGCAAGAATGGGTGTAGGAATATTTGGTGATGGAACTTATATAACATTTGGTACTTCTAATTCATATGCAACAGGTATTACTAATACTGCTTTAACTATAAATCCTACTGGTAATGTAGGAATAGGATCAGGAACGAGTGGTTCACCAAACAATAGATTACTAGTTCAAGGAGGAAACATTGCTAAAGCAACTACATTTGGTTATGATGGTGCTGTAGACAATATGATAAAATACGGAGCTCAACAAGATATTAATGCAACAGGCCAGCAATTAGATAGATGGATTGGTATAGATGCTACTGTTACTGCAGGTGGTGGATCTGGTAATGTAATGTATTTTAAAGTATATAGTGGGGGTGGTTCAGGATCACCAAGAACAGCTGCTTTCTTTAACGGAGATGGTAGCGTATTTAACTACAATAACAGCACTACTTGGCAACAAACCTCAGACATTAAAATAAAAGATAATATTCGACCAATAAATGATGCTATTGGGAAATTATGTGCATTAAAACCTTCTCATTTTGAATATAAGAATAATTTAGGAAAAACTAAAACAGGTTTTATTGCTCAAGAATTTGAAGAGGTATTTGCTGGTCATGTTAATGAAAATATTCCTTCTGGTGAATTTAAACAATATTTTGAAGAAGGTGAAATGATGAAATCTATAGATGCCGACTTAATACCTTATTTAGTAAAAGCAATCCAAGAACAACAAACACTAATCACAGCACTACAAGAAAAATTAGAACGCAACAATATAATATAATATGAGCAAAACACGCGACACCGGCTTTATAAATAATATACTAAAATACGACAACAACGGCAACGTTAGTGTTGTAAGTGGTTCTACTACACTATTATTTATTAGCTCCTCAGGTGCTATTATTACAACAGGTATAATTTCAGGATCAAATGCTTTATCTGCATCATATGCAGTGTCTGCATCTAATTCATTAGCTGCACAAACGGCTAGTTATGTGTTGAATGCACAATCTGCTAGCTACGTGTTAAATGCACAAAGTGCTTCATATGTGTTAAATGCTCAAAGTGCAAGTTATGTTTTAAATGCTCAAACAGCGTCATTTGTTGCTAATGCTCAATCTGCATCAAATGCAGTTGCTGCTCAAACAGCATCTTATGCTAATAATTTGACTGTTGCTGGTACTTTAACTGCGCAGACTTTGGTGGTACAAACTATTACTTCATCAGTAAGTACAATTACTGGTTCTACTCAGTTTGGTTCTACAGGCTCAAACACTCACGTGTTTACTGGTAGTATTTACCAAACAGGTTCCATAGCTGCTTTTGCAGGAAGTGTTGGTATTGGAGTTACAAACCCAGGAGTTGCTTTAGATGTTAATGGATATAGTAAATTTATAGGAATAGGAATAAATACCACTCCATCATCAATAGGTGCAAATCCAAATTATATCCGATTTACAAATACGGGTGGTAATTTATATGTAGGCCAAGAAGGAAGTAGTGCAGGTGCCTTTTTTAATGGTAGTAAAGCTTACGATAATGTTCTCTATAGTAATAATCCGTACAATTTTATTATAGGTGGTGGTTCTGCTATGTATATTAATAGTAGTGGTTATGTTGGTATAAACACTAATAACCCAACACAACTTCTTCATCTATCATCATCTTCAACTTCATCAACCGGTATTCAATTAACTTTAGGTTCTGAAGCTAGAAGTCATTATTTAGTATCTACCACACCAAATACAGCTGCTGGTAGAGATTTAGGATTGCTTGCCTGGAGAAGTTTAACATTAAAATCAGGTAATGGAGTTGGTGAAGGTGAAATTTACATAAGTGCAATTGAAAATATTTATTTAAATACAAGCTCTAGTTATACAACTAGAATGTTTATTAGTAGTAGTGGGGCTGTTGGTATTGGAACTACAACCCCTAACCGACTATTCCATATTAATGATAATACATCAACAACAACACCAATAGTTAAAATAGAAAATGCAGGAACTGGAGATGCAGTAAGTGAATATAGAGTTCCGGGTAGTTCTTGGTATGTTGGAATTGACAATAGTGATAGTGATAAATTTAAAATAGGACAAGACCCATTAGGTACATCTGATAGATTTACTATTGCTGACGGCGGAGCAGCTACCTTTTCAAGCACTATATATACACCAAACTTTATTTCATCTGATACTGAATTTAGATTAGGAGCACCATTTGCTAGAATAGCAACATTAGATAATGGTGGTGGATTTGGTGGTGGTTACAATTTAAATTGGAATAACGGAAGTCCTATTCACAACTCAACAGGAACTATATCAGGTTATGGATATGCAAATGATGGCTCCGTTAGATTTTATGCAAATACAAGTAATGCAGCAAATACTTCTGCTTTATTAAGATTTAATATTGGTAGTGATGGAAGTATTGCAATGGGTAACTTTTCACCAAGTGGTACACCAACTGCTGACTATAGAAGTTTTGAAATAGGTAGACAGGGAAATACTATTGCTGGAGCTCCTTGGAAATCAAATTTATACTTAACTACGAATGCAACAATCACTGCAGGTAGTACAGCTTTTACATATAGATTTAGTAGTACTCCTGCTTCTTTTTTAGGAATAGAAGGTGGTGAAATGTCATTTGCAAATGCATCCTCTGGAACAGCAGGTAATACTGTATCTTTTGCCGAAAGAATGCGTATTACAAGTGGAGGAACTATATTTTATAAACAGTGGTTTGGATCTAGTATAACTGGAGGGTATTCTATTATAGGAACAGTATCTGCAGTTAACGTTGCTGATAGATATCTTCATGTTAAAATTAATACAATTGGTACTATGATGTATTGGATTAAAGTATTAGGATACCAATATATAGCAGGAGTTATAGAAGGTCTTGGTGGTGGGTATATTGATGGTGGAACTGGAGGTGTATCTCAAGGATATCTAAGTGGATCAATAGTTGCAATGTACCAAAACAGTAACTATTTAGAAATTGTAGTAGATACTATTAATACTAATACATCAAACAGATGGGGTAGTATTACATTTTTTGGTGGTACTGATACTATTACAACAGTTCAAGCTCTTGAAATAATGACTTATTCTTGGACATCAACAACAACTAGAGTTTATTAATAAAATTATTATATGAGTGAATTTATAAAAAAAGTAGATGAAAATGGAATTACACATTACATCAATCCAAAATTTGAAAAAATTTTAGATGGTACAGAGGTAAGTGAAGAAGTACATACTGTAAATCCTTTATTTACCCCACCAACTGAAGAAGAAATTCAACAGTATGAAGCAATTCAAAAAAGATTAAATGCTAAACAATATTTAGCAGAGACAGATTGGTATATAACACGCCAATCAGAAACAGGAACACCAATTCCAGAAGAAGTATTATTAAAAAGAGCACAAGCTAGAATTGACGCTAGCAATTAAAAGCAATAATAAATGGGTAAAAATCAATCAGCATCAGGCTTAACCAATATAGTACAATACGATACCGCAGGTAATATCTCACTAGTAAGTGGTTCAACCACTTTACTATACATTAGTTCATCAGGTGCTATCACAACCACTGGTGTGATTAGTGGTTCTAATGCCCTATCTGCATCGTATGCAGTAAGTGCATCTAATGCTTTAGCTGCTCAAACAGCATCATTTGTTCAAAATGCACAAAGTGCATCTTATGTGCTTACAGCACAAACAGCTTCATTTGTAGCAAATGCTCAATCTGCATCAAATGCCGTTGCTGCTCAAACAGCGTCTTTTGCAAATGCATTTACTGTTGCTGGAACATTAACTGCACAAACGTTAGTAGTACAAACTATTACTTCGTCTGTAGATTTCGTGACTGGTAGTACTAGATTTGGATCGTTGTTAGACAACACACATGTATTTAGTGGTTCTGTTACTATGAATCCTGGAGGATTGTTTGTTAGTTCAAGTGGAAGAGTTGGTATAGGAACTACAAGTCCTAATGAAGTATTTGAAGTATTTAGCCCTGAAGTAGCTGGAACTTCTCAACAAACAAGAATAAGAATAACTCAAGCAGCTAGTATCAGTTCAAGAGTTAATTTAGTTTCAGGAGTAATATCAGGATCAAATCCTTATTTTGCTATTGAAGCTAGACAATCTGCATCTCCATTTGATATAGTTGAAAGATTAAGAATAGATGGTAGTGGTAATGTTGGTATAAGTACAACCTCTCCATTAGGAAGTGCAACAGAAAGAACAATACATTTAAGTGATGGTGGTGTTGGTTATACAACATTATATGTTACAAATGGTGCAAATACTTTAAGAGGTATATTTGCTGTGGCTAATGGAGCCTCTACAATATCCATTGGAACACAAACAAATACTGATTTAAGAATTGTTACTAACGATACTCCAAGAATAACTATTACTAATTCAGGAAGTGTTGGTATTGGTATTAATAATCCAAGTAGAATGCTTCAAGTAAAAAGTAATTCTGAAGGCCAAACAGCAGGTATTTCTGGAGCTACTTATGGTATTCGTTTTGATAATGGTGGAACTAATAGTCCCAACATGTCTACAATCCATGGTACTGACTCTGCATTAGTTGGAAGTTACCAACCAATAATGTTAAATGGATTAGATGTCAGATTTGGAACATCAGATACTGAAAGAATGCGTATAAGTAGTGCAGGTAATATTGGTGTAAATGAAACATCCCCTTCTTCAATGCTTCATTTTTCAAAACAAACAACATGGGGTACTACTACTAACAGAATAATAAACATTAATAACTCAGGAACAGGAGGAGACATTAATGTTGCTCATAATATGGGTTCAATTACTTGGTATAGCGGTAATAGTATACCTACAGCAGAAATAGCAGCTTATAGAAATACTCCTGCTTCTGGAAATAATATTGAATTAAGATTTTATACAGCTACTGCAGGAACTGTTATTGAAAGCATGCGTATCTCATCTTCAGGTACAGTTACAAAACAATATCAACCAGCATTTAGAGCAGGAAGAAGTACATCATACACTCCGGGAGCTGGTACTATCATCGCATTCAATTCTACTAGTGGGTTTGGATTTAATGTTGGAGGGCATTATAGTGCATCAACTGGAAGATTTACAGCACCTGTAACAGGAATATATAATTTTACAGCATGTATTATTTGGGAAAGTGTACCTGATGGACAACAAATGGATGATGCTTTTGAGATAAGAGTAAATGGTTCTACAGCAGCATATTCATTTAATAGAGCAGAATATGTTGCTGGTACTACAGGTAATGGAGGATATTATGTTGATAATGCAACTGTTCTTTTAAATTTAACAGCAGGACAGTATGTAGAAGTATACAATCGATTTAATTTAACAATCCATGGAAACCAAAACTATTGTTACTTTACAGGATATTTAGTAGGGTAAAATAAAAATATTTATATAAAATACAATAATGAAAATAATAGGCGCCAACGTAACAGGCTCATTTATATTAAATGGAGTAGATGTAACAAACACCCTACAATCATCTAGCATATGGTCTGGATCTGTAGCTTCAAGCATTAATAGTTTAAACTCAGCAACTGCATCTTTAAATGCATCAACTGCTTCTTTGTATAACTACACTAGTAGCAATACAACAAATATTAATACTCTATTTACAGCTTCATCTTCTTTAAATGCCTCTGTTACATCTTTAAATGCAGCAACTGCATCTTTAAATACGGCAACTGCCTCATTTAGCTCATCTATAGGATCGTTAAACAATGCAACTGCATCTTTAAACACAGCAACATCTAGTTTAAATAGCTCTATTACATCATTAAATGCTGCAACAGCATCTTTATTAAGTTATACTGCATCACAAACAGCATTAAATGGTACTTTTGCTACAACAGGTTCAAATACATTTGTAGGTACTCAAACATTATCTGGATCTCTTTTAACTTCAGGATCTATTACAGCAACAGGAACTATAACGGCACAAACGTTAGTTGTACAAACGATAACATCAAGTGTTGATTTTGTAACTGGATCTACTAGATTTGGGTCTATAAGTGCTAACACACACGTGTTTACAGGATCTGTAAGTGTTACAGGATCTATAACAGCAAATTCATTAACAGGATCTATTAATGGATCTCAAATCACAGATGCAACTGTTTCTAATGCTAAATTAACTAATAGTACAATTTCAGGAATTGCTTTAGGTAGCAATTTAGCTACATTAACTATAGGAACTGGATTAAGTGGAACTTCATACAATGGTTCTACTGGAATTACTATTGCAAACACAATTACAAATAACAACCAGCTAACGAATGGTGCTGGTTATATAACATCTACAGGTACTGCAGCCGCTATTAATCAAACAATAACAGCAGGGTCTGAGGGCAACCTAGTCTTTGCTACCATAGGTACTAATGATTTTTTTAGAATTAGAGCTGGTGGTGGTTCAAATGCTGGTTTTGTTGAAATTGCAACAGCAGATGATGGTACAGAACCTATCTATGTTAGACAATATACAGGTGAATTTGCATCATTAACAAGAACAGCTACATTATTAGATGGATCTGGTAATACAAGTTTTCCTGGATCTTTAAGTGCAACTAACTTAAGTGGAACAAACACAGGTGACCAAACAAATATTAGTGGTAATTCAGCAACAACATCTCAAACTACTTTTAGTACTTTAACTAGCACAGGAGCTATTACAGCAAACAGTGGTGGTTCTTATTCTGCAACCTTAGGAACAATTGCATCATCATGGGGTGGAAACAGTACTTATCCAACATTATATGGAAGTACTGTAGATAGATGGGTTATGCATATGAACATGCATATTTCATATACTGCGAATGGTGTAAACGGTTTTGGAGGTAGTATGACAGGTGCTACTATAAGAATGGCTTCTGATACAGCTGCAACACATTATTGGGATATTGGACCTGGAACTTCTGGTGTTGGTACTGATAAATTTTCAATAGGAAGAAATGCTACATCCTTTTTTACTATAACAAGCGGTGGTATAGTAGGTATAAACACAACAAGCCCATTAAATACTGCTTGGGGTAATGATTCAGTTACAAAACAACTATCAATGTATGGTAGTGGGTATGCTGTAATTAATTTAGAAGGTGCTAATGGTGGTACAACAAGAAAATTCTCAATGGGTGTTGGTGATAGTAGATTTTATATGTGTTATGACAACACAGCAGCTAGACATAATTTAACTATAAATAGTGATGGTTTAGCTACTTTTGGTGGAGCTATAACAGCAGTAGGAGATATAACAGCTTTCTCAGATTTTAGACTTAAAGAAAATGTATTGACTATAACTAACCCCTTAAGCAAGGTGATGAATTTAAGAGGTGTTTCATATAACAGAACTGATTTAGAAGATAAAACAAAAAAGATAGGTTTCATAGCTCAAGAAGTTAAAGAAACAGTTCCAGAAGTAGTAACATATAATGAAGAAGCAGATAAATACGGTGTATCTTATGGCAACGTAACAGCATTATTAGTTGAAGCAATCAAAGAACAACAAACACAAATTGAAGAACTTAAATCCATAATCAATGGCCTTACCAAGTAGTGGACCTTTAAGTATAGCAGATATTAGAAATGAACAAGTAAATAATGGTGGTTTTGCATCATCATATAGCCTAAGACAACTTAGTGCTAACGCTGGAAAATCATCCCCAGATGCCATTAGTGAATTTTATGGATATGATGCTTCTGGTGTAGTACAATCCGGATTAACTTGGCATTTAGATGCTTCTGATACAGGAACGGCAACTAACTCTCAATGGACTAATAAAGTTAACTCTGGACAATATGGAACACCAACCACATTTAATGGTGGGTCTAATCCCGTTATTACAACATCTGGAGGAATTAGATATTATCAATATACTGGAACAACAGCGCCTGCTGCTGCCTTTTTAGGAGGAGGTTTCCATGTATTAAATGTAACACCAGCAACAGATTATTCAACAACATCTGCTTGGTTTAATAATAATACATTTTCTCCAAAAGTAATGGCATTAGGTAGTACAGGATGGGAAAATAGTCAATACCAAGGTGTTGAACTTTATTTAAATGGTTTAGCAATTGGCTATATGAGTACAAGAATTACTACTGGTGCAAATACGTCAAACAGTGATTTACACGAAGTTTATAACTACAACCAGTGGTATCAACTTACCCAAACATTCGATGGAACAACCCAAAAAATGTATATAAATGGATCACTAGACACCAGTACATCTAAATCAGGAGTTCAAAATAAACCAAACAGGTCTTATGCAATAGGAGCATCATATACTGGAAATGGAAATCCACAAATATTTTTAAACGCAGCACTTGGTCACTATCTGATTTACAATAGAGCATTAAGCGACGCTGAGGTATTACAAAATTATAACGCAACTAAAGCTAAATTCGGACTATAATGATAACAATTAATTTAAACGCAGTAAAAACCACATTAAAATTGGCATTATTGGCTACATTAACGTATTTACTATTTAGTATTACAAGCAGTTATAATGCACCTATTATAATGAAATTCAGTTCAGAAGACACATCCACGGCAGCTCCAGATTATTATTCAAAATAAATTTGGTTGTTCTTAGTTTTTTGTATATATTTATATCAAATAAACAAATTATAAATGATTATTTATCATCCTAATGGTGGAATTATTGACCACAATTACTACGAAGTAACAGAATGGCAACAGGCACAAAAATATATCAAAAGTGATGACATGGTGCTTGAGCTTGGAGCTAGATACGGCTGCACATCAGTTACGGTTAATAAAATTGTTGAAGGGAAAAATGTTATTTGCCTTGAACCAGATGAAAGTGTATGGGAATCTCTTGAAAACAACAGAAAAATCAATGATTGCGATTTTACTATTGTTAAAGGAATAATATCAAAAACAAAACAAAGATTCCAACCATGGGATTTCTCTTCATATACCATTGAAGATGAAAACGGAACTGTTCAGATACATGACTTGTGGCAATTGCAGAAAGATTTTAATTTAACCTTTAATGTATTGATTGCTGATTGCGAGGGATGTATATCTACAATTTATCATCAATATCAAGAATTCTTCGATCAACTTAGACTTGTTATGTTTGAAGTGGATAGACCTGAGAGCTTTGAATATTCAAAATTAACAAATTTATTATTAGAAAAGGGCTTTGAGTGTGAAGTTGATGGGTTCCATAGCGTTTATATAAAAAGATAATAAAATATTTTAAATTAAGCTTGGTTATTTCCTATCTCTATTATATATTTATATACAGTAAACAAAAAAAATAAAAAACATGACAGTATTAGTAATCTTAATCATCGTTGCCGTAGCCGTATTCGTTGCTATGAAAACTGGTAAAGTAAAAGATGCAAACAACAACAACATTCCTGACGCTATTGAAACTAAAGTTGAAGAAGTTAAAGAAATCGTTGCTGACGTAAAAGCAGTAGTTGCTAAAGCAGCTAAAGCTCCTAAAGCACAACCAGCTCCTAAAGCAAAACCAACAGTTAAAAAAACAACTAAGAAGTAATTATGGAAAAAATTAGTTTAAAATTGTATGAATTCTACAATCTAGATTCAGAATTAAACGGTGTTACGAATCAACAAACCGGTGAAAAAGTTTCAGCTGGTTTATTAGCTGAAAAATTAAAGTTAGCTGACAAATATTGGTTAACAGAATTGTCTAAGAAAGCAGCTGCTGAAAAAGCTACTGTTGAGTCTTTGAAAGAAGAATTAATCAAGAAGCATGGCGAAGCTGACGAGACAGGTAACATCAGTATCCCAATGTACATCGACATCGTTAAAGATGAAGAAGGTAACATTGTTGATGGTAAAAACAACCCAAAGTTCATCGAGTTCCAAAATGAATTCAACCTATTATTACAAGAAGAAAAGGAATTAGAATACAAACCATTCCAACTTAGTGCACTAGAAAACATTGAGTCAGATGGCAACTATCCTACATTCTTTAAACTGATAGAAGTAGGTGAATAAATTAGTAGAAATTGCTAAGGCCTGGATAATTGCGGCTAATCCGAATCCAGAGCAAAAATTATTGGCTGAAAGCAGGGCAAGCGTTTGTGACGCTTGTCCGCACAAAGCCCATAATGAAACAATAGATTTACACTATTGTAGTTTATGTGGATGTCCACTATCTAAAAAAATATTTAGTCCTGCGGGACCAGACGCCTGTCCTGATAAAAGATGGGCACAATAAAATAACGTTATGGCACAGTTAACACCTGAAGAATTACAATCTATTAAAGATTTACAATCAAAATATAACCAAACTATATTTGAAATTGGCGCTGCTGAAGCACAATTGATCGTATTTAACGAACAAATTGAAAAATTAGTAGCTGCTAAAAAGGGTTTAGTATCTGATCTTAAAACAATTGAACAGAAAGAATCGGAACTAACTAAAACCTTGCAAGAAAAATATAATGAAGGTAATATAAATATCGAAACGGGAGAAATCACACCTATTCAATAGTAATCTGCGGTTTACACTGGTTTTTGAATATTTATTATTAGGTCAATCCTATTAAATTTTCAAAAACAATAATATAAAATGGCAGAAAAAATTTTATCTCCTGGTGTATTCCAAAATGAGTCTGACCAATCATTAGTTCAAAGAGGTATTCAAGGAACTTCAACGGCAATCGTTGGTCCTACAGTATTAGGTCAACCATTCGTTCCTACATACGTTACTTCTTATACTGAGTATGTGTCTAAATTTGGAGAAACATTCAAAAGTGGTAGTTACTACTACGAATATCTTACTTCATTAGCTGCTAAAGATTACTTTAACAACGGTGGTCAAACATTGTTAGTTACTAGAGTTGTATCTAGTGGCAGTACTAGTATGAGTACTTACGCTAGTGCTACTGTTGGGGCTTTAAGTTTAACGGGTAGTTCATTTACTATCGAAACGTTAGCTTGGGGTGATATAATGAACAACACTTCTAGTGCAGTAAGTGGTGCTTTAGCAAGCGGTAGTGCAACTAACGTTCGTTGGGAAATTACAAGCGTAAATACAGGTAGCGGTACATTTAGTTTAGCAGTTCGTCAAGGTAATGACAACGCTAATCAACCTAACTATATAGAAACATGGCCTAATTTATCATTAGACCCAGCTTTACCTAACTTTATCTCTAGAGTAATTGGTGATATTAAACCAGTTTATCGTTTAGATATTGCAGGTTTTCCATTCATTGATCAAACTGGTTCTTATGCTAATGCTTCTCAATATATTCGTGTAGCATCAGTTACAACTCCACAAGTTGATTCAATCGATAACAATGGTTTATATAAATCAACTTTATATAGTGGTTCATTACCTGCTTTAGGTAGTGGTTCTTCTGAAGGTTCATTTACTGGTGGTGTAGCTGCAACGTCAATTAGACAAGCAATGAACGAAGTTATTACAAACAACAACATTCAAGGATTTGATTCAGCTTCTTACAATGCTGCTTTTACTTTACTAAATAATAAAGACGAATATCAATTTAATGTATTAATTGCTCCAGGTGTTACTTTAGGTAACAGTGCAGTATCAACTATGATCTCAACTTGTGAGAACAGAGGCGATGCTATTGCAATTGTAGATACTACATTATATGGTCAAGTTGTAACAGCCGCTACAACAGCTGCTGCTGGTCAATCTAGCAACTACGCTGCTGCTTACTGGCCTTGGATTCAATTATACTCAAGCGGTTTAGGTAAAGCAGTTTGGGCTCCAGCATCAACAGTAATGGCTGGTGTTTTAGCATTCAACGATCAAGTTGGTGCTGAATGGTTTGCTCCTGCAGGTTTAAATCGTGGTGGTGTTCCATCAGTATTAAAAGCTGAAAGAAAATTATCTCAAAACGATCGTGATGTATTATACAATGGTAATGTTAACCCATTAGCTACATTCCCTGGAGAAGGTGTTGTAGTATTTGGTCAAAAGACATTACAACGTAAAGCAACAGCTTTAGATCGCGTAAACGTTCGTCGTTTATTGATTGCGTTAAAAGGATTTATTGGTCAAGTAGCTAATAACTTAGTATTTGAACAAAATACCAACATCACTCGTAATAGATTCTTAGCTCAAGTTAATCCATACATGGAATCAGTAGTACAACGTCAAGGTTTATTTGCTTACAAAGTTGTAATGGATGAAACAAACAATACAGCTGATGTAATTGATAGAAACCAATTAGTAGGTCAGATTTATATCCAACCAACTAAGACTGCTGAATTTATTATCTTAAACTTCAATGTATTACCAACTGGCGCTACGTTCCCTGCATAAGGGGATGTGGTTCCTAATATTTATTAATAGCAATTAAATTAACATAAAATGCCTGTATTAGACGCTAACGAAATAATGTTTACAGCATTTGAACCAAAAGTTCAGAACCGTTTTATCATGTATATCGATGGTATTCCATCATACTTGATTAAATCAGCTACTGCACCTGGATTCGAAGCTGGTGAAATTATTTTAGACCATATCAACGTATACCGTAAAATTAAAGGAAAAGTACGTTGGAATGACATGACTTTGAATTTATACGACCCAGTAACTCCATCTGGTGCTCAATCAGTAATGGAATGGGCTCGTTTGGCTCATGAATCAGTAACTGGCCGTGATGGTTATTCTGATTTTTATAAGAAAGACTTAACTTTAAATATCTTAGGACCAGTAGGCGACGTAGTAGGTGAGTGGATAGTTAAAGGTGCTTACGTTAAAACAGCTACATTCGGTGAATACGATTGGGCTAACGACGCAGCTATTAACTTATCAGTAACTGTAGCTATGGATTACTGCGTATTGAATTTCTAAAAATTACAATATTTCTTTTCTAAGGACGTTTGCTTTGGCAAACGTCTTTTTTTTTCGTATATTTATATATACACAAATAAAAATGTTATATGAGCGAATTTAAAGTTCCAACTGAAACGGTAAAACTACCATCTAAGGGTTTATTATACCCAAAAGAATCACCACTATCTAAGGGTGAAGTAGAAATGAAATACATGACAGCAAAAGAAGAAGACATTCTTACTAATGCTAATTACATCAGAAACAACACAGTAATTGACAAATTATTACAATCAATGATTGTAACACCAATCGACTATAATGAATTATTAGTTGGTGATAAAAATGCAATATTAATTGCTGCTCGTGTTTTAGGTTATGGTAAAGATTATAATGTTTTCTACGGTAATGAAAACCACACAGTTGATTTATCACAGCTAGAAGATAAAAAAGTTGATTACACATTGTTTGAATCTGGTATAAATGATTTTTCATTTACTTTACCTCAAACAGGTAATACAGTAACGTTTAAACTGTTAACACATAGTGATGAACAGAAAATTGATGCTGAAATTAAAGGTTTGCAAAAAGTAAATCCAAATGCTACAACAGATGTTACAACACGCTTAAAATATATCATAACATCTATTAATGGTAACCGTGATACAAAAGCAATACGTGAATTTTCTGATTCTATGTTAGCACAAGATGCTAGAGCATTACGCCAATACTACGCTAAAATCACCCCAGATGTTGATATGAGATTTATCCCTAAAGATAAAAGCTATGTTGGGGAGGGCATAGAGTTTACTCCAGGACTTAACTTTTTTTGGCCTGACTCAGGAGTATAGGATACATTTATTTAAAACAATACACGAAATTGTATTTAACGGACAGGGTGGTTATGATTGGAATACCGTTTATAACATGCCTATTTGGTTGCGACGTTTTACCTTTGAAACATTGCGTGAGCATTATGAAAAACAAAAGGAAGAAGCTGAAAAACAACAAAATATGCTAAAAAATAAATCTAACAAAGATATATCACGTCCAAACATAGCTCCTAAACAACCAACATATACAGCAAAGGCGCCTAAGAAATAGGCGCTTTTAATATTTATACGGTGCAATAATACAATATGGCTACATCAACATCAAATACTGCAGCTGCTCAAAAAGCAATAGACGAACAAAATGTGTATATAAGAGACACATTAATGTCCGTTGCTTCTAATTATGCTAATGTATTAAGAGATGCTGTTGAAGGAGCATTTGATTCAGCTGAAGCTAGTACTATGGCTGCTGTGGGTAAAGACTTAACTAGAACTTTTACTAGGTTAGCTAAAATGTCTGATGAATTTGCCCATAACCAAGGCAGAATAAATAGCGGTATTATCAAAGAAAAAGATATAGCTAAACAATTACAATCATTAGGGGAAAAAAGAGCGGAACTAGATAGAAAGATGCAGCATGCTAAATTGTTAGGTTTACAATATAGTGAAGAAGATTATGCTGCTGCTCTAAAATCATTAGATATTCAAGAACAACTTCTTAAAAAAGATGAAAAACAACTTGAATTAGTAGAAAGAAGATTAGGTCTAACTGGTAAATTAGTTAGTGGATTAAATAAAGTTCCATTTATAGGTAAATTCTTCAATACTGAAGAGATTGAAAGAAAAATGAGAGTTGTCGCTGCTAAAGGTGGTGGTACTTTTAGAACAATGGGAGTTGCAGCTGGTGAAATAGGAAAACAATTAGGAAAAGGATTAACAGATCCTCTTACTTTACTTACCTTCTTTTTAAACCAAGCTTTAAAAGCAAATCAACAGATTGTAGAATTAGGAAAACAACTAGGAAAAGATTCTTATACCTATAGAGAAAATCTAGCAGCCGCTGCTCGATCCAGTAATAATATAAATGTTACTACTGAAAATTTAGTAAATGCTTTTAGTGAATTAGCTACATCTACAGGATATGTTTATGAATTTACAACTGATCAACTTGAAACTCAAATTAAATTAACTAAACAAGTTGGATTACAAGCAGATGAAGCAGCTCAGATACAACGTTTATCTGTATTAACAGGTAAATCATCTGAACAAACATATCAAGGGTTTGTTAAAGGATTAGTAGCAGCAAGAAACCAATTTAAAGTAGGAATTAATTTTAAAGCTACATTAGCTGAAGCTGTTAAAGTATCAGGCCAATTAGCTGCAAATTTAGGATACAACCCAGAAAGAATAGCTAAAGCCGTTGTTGCCGCTAAAGCATTTGGTATGACTTTAGATCAAGTAGCCAAATCAGGTGAATCACTTTTAAATTTTGAATCATCAATTGAAAGTGAATTAAAAGCTGAATTAATAACAGGCAAACAGATTAATTTAGAAAGAGCAAGAGCAGCAGCCTTAATAGGAGATCAAGTAGCATTAGCAGAAGAATTAGCAGCAAATGTAGGAAGTGCAGCTGAATTTTCCCAAATGAATGTTATACAACAGAAATCCTTAGCGGAAGCTGTTGGAATGACTTCTGATGAATTAGCTGAAACTTTAAGAAAAAGAGAGGAAGCTATAAAACAAGGAAAATCATTAGCTCAAATAACTGAAGAAGAAGCTAAAGTAGCAATTGAAAGACAAGCAATACAAGATAAATTCAACCAAGCTGTTTTAAAATTACAAGATTTCTTTGGTAATTTAGTAGCAGGACCTTTAGGAGGATTCTTAGACATGTTAACAAAAGCTTTACCTCTTATAACAAGTATAGCTTCTGTTTTTGCTGGTATATATGCTGTACAAAAAGGAATAGTAGCATTTGAATCATTAAAATTAGGATTTCAGGTAGCTCAAGCTGCCGCTTCAACTTCAGCATTAACAGCACAAGGTGCTATGAATTTAATGAAAGGTGAAGAATTAGCAACCCAGATAGGAATAGCAGCAGCTTGGGCTGTTGCAAATCCATTTAAAGCTTTAGCAGGTTTAGCAGCAGCCGCTGCCGCTGTAGCAGGAGTATATGCTTTAATTAATAGCGGCCCTAAATTCGCATCAGGTGGTATTATAACAAGTGAAATTAATAATGCAACTGTTGGTGAAGCCGGTCCTGAAGCTATTATCCCTTTAAATTCACCTAAAGCAGACAAAATATTAGGTGGAGGAACATCAGTTGATTTAACACCAATGATAGCAGCTATCAATGAAGTTAAAGCGGCTATTACTCAATTAGGATCACGCCCATCCGTAGCATACATTAATGGCAAAGATGCATTTTCTAGAGATGTAAGTACTACATCAGTACAAAATACATACAAATTAGCATAACAATTAAATATTTATATTAAACATACAATCATGGGATTATTAGACAAATTAAAAACAGGTATTTTAGGACTAAAAGGTACTAGACCTCAACAATTCGGCGTTAACCCAGTTCCACCAGATTCATTACATTTGAATTATTCAACAGACGGTAAACCTGATGTAACTTGGAGAACTATTAGCGGTACTGGTCAAAAACCAACACCATCTCGTTTAGACATTGGTGATAGTAAAGACAAATACACTCCAAAGAAAAAATATAACGGGTAATGCCATTAATTGATCTGAAAACCAACTTAAAATCACTTAAGTACGGAAATGATCGACCAGGCGGAGGTGACAGCGGTCAACCATACCAAAAAGTCGATATCAATACAGTTGATAGCGGCTTTAACCGTTTTCGAATGACTAAATTCGATGATGGTTTTGTTAGAGGTGGGATTATAGGTGCTACTAACGCTGCTGTTGTTGATACACTTCGTATAGGTAAATTCTTAACAGATTTACCAAAGGGTCCATTATGGGTTGTTAAGCAAGTTGGTTTGCAGTTATCAAATCCAAAATTAGAAGTAAAAAAAGGATTAGGTGGATTAGTAAGTAGTTTATTAACAGGCGATTTAGGCCCTGTAACAGGAGGATTATTACAACCAACACGTCTTTACAACTTAGGTATAAACACATTAGCTCAAGTACCTGCAAATGCATTTGGTATACATTTTAATAGACATGGTTTATTACCTGTACAAGATGATAGTACTAAGTATTTAGCTGTAGCTCGAGCTAACAATAAGGATAACGGTAAAAATAATAGATTAGTAAACTATGTTGCTGATCTACTTCCACGCAAAAACCCAGAAAACTCTAGAATATTAGGTGCTATTAGAAATTTGGTATCAATAATACCAGGCGCTTCTTTATTTATAAAACCACAACAACAAGTAATAGACCGATATTTAGGAGGTCCTGGATCTGTTTATGGTATAGGTTTAACAACTATTAGACGTTATGATTATACATCTAACGGTATTAATAAACAACAACCACAAAATCATTCATCAATAGGAGGCAATCCAGGAAATGTTAATTATTTAGGTTTGTTAGGAGTATCATCTCAGTATTTTCAGTTTGAAACTAAAAGTACTCCTAATCCTCCTAACCCAGCATTAACTTTTGGTAGACCAAATGCTATAAGAGGAATAACAGACGTTTCATACACTGTAGAAACATCAAATCAACAATTTGCTAGTAAAGTAGGTATTGATAAAGATAGCCCAACATCAATTCCTTCTCAGATAGGTCAAAATGTAGTAAACTACACAACACCTGCTTCTAAACAATATGCCGATTTAAAAAAGAAAATAGATAAACAAACTAAACCAATTATTTTTACTTATAATGATAATAAATTCACTGGATTAGGAGTATCAGGATCAGATACTTATAATGGAAATATTAATTCATATATTACAACTAACTCAGAAATAGTTTATAAAAATGGATTAAAAGATAAAAATAACAATGAAATAACTGTTAAAATTTCAGGAAGCTGGTCTAAAAATAATCGTGAAAATAGAGTTGGTAGTGGTAGAACAGATTCAATCAACTTAACACCTATATTTAGCACAAATACAGGTACAATAGGGGATACACCTCCTATTAATATACCAAATGCTGATGTTCAAACTATAAATGACCTAGTTAAATTTAGAATACAAGCAATAGATAGCACCGATCCTAATAAATCAGAATGGATGATATTTAGAGCATATATTACTCAATTTACAGACAATACAGATGCTACTTGGAATGAAATTAAATATGCTGGTCGTGGAGATAGATTTTATGTATATGATGGGTTTACACGTAAAATAAGCATTGGATTTAAGGTAGCAGCATTATCTGCTGTTGAAATGGAACCAATGTATCAAAAATTAAATTTTTTAATGGGTAATTTAATGCCTGATTATAATAATAATTTAATGAGAGGTCCATTAGTAAAAATGACTGTTGGTAACTGGATTGATGGTCAACCTGGAATTTTAAATAATATATCTTATACGGTGCCACAAGATTCACCTTGGGAAATAGGATTAGCAGATAGACAGTTAATTCTACCTCACGTTTTAGAAGTAAGTATGACATTTACTCCAATTGGATCACAAACACAAAATACTAATAAAGTTCCTTCAAAATCACAACAAACATCTAATATTGCTCAAAACTACAATGGAGCTAATAACGGAGAACCAAACTATATTAAACCATAAAGATGGATCGTTACAATAATACAACTATATTAACCACGGAATATACGAATCGCCCTTATCGTAAGATGAAGTTCTATCCAAATATTCCTTTGTCAGAATCTGATGTGTATGTTATCACTACAGTTGGAGATAGACTTGATAGTTTAGCTTTTTCTTATTATAATGACGCTACTTTATGGTGGGTAATTGCTATGGCAAATAACAATGCAACTAAAGGAGCTTTATTTCCAGAACCAGGTACTCAATTAAGAATACCAACTGATTTAAATACAGTTTTAAATTTATTTGAACAATTTAATCAAGCTAGATAAATGTTATGTCTATATTCAAAAGTTCATTTTCACCAACAGTTCAAGGCCAATTAAAGGTAAGGCAAGATGCTATGCTTGACCGCAAGCCTCAAAGCATACAATACATTAATTCACGCAATGCGTGGATTAGAATGACCTCTAGTGTCAATGTGAATGGATCATCAGAATTAGCTAAACAATATATTTTACAAGGTGGTACTTTAAGTACAGGAGTTTTAGGAAATAACCTAAAATCAGGAATTGGAAATAATTTCAATACAAACGCTTATAGCCCTTCAGGTCTTGTACCAAAAAACCCATACCAAAGAGGTATCAGACCAATGCCAGGTATTACTTCAGCTGATATTAAATCAAAATCAGCATATGGTTCATTAAGAGAAGTAATAATAAACTTCCAATGCTGGGATATACAACAACTAGAAGATTTAGAATTACTTTATATGCGTCCGGGTTATACAGCATTAATAGAGTGGGGATGGGTTCCTTATTTAGATAATGCAGGTCAATATCAACCTAATTTTAATGATTATTATGATATTTTAAATAAACCTCAAACAGATAGAACAATATTATTCAAAGAATTATATGATAAATCTGTAAAATATTATGGTAACTATGATGCTATGTTTGGATATGTTAAAAACTACCAATGGTCAGCTAGACCAGATGGAGGATATGATTGTTCAACAACAATAATTTCTACAGGTGAAATAATTGAATCATTAAAGATAAATTATATTCTTCCAACTAAAGTAGAAAAACCAGATCAAGGGGTATTAAGTAAAGAATTTGCTACTCAAGGTGATACTACAGAATGGATTGAAAAATATCAAAAAAACATATTAGCAGGGGTATGGGCTGAAGCTTTATTTAAAATTAAAGATCAAAATGCAAAATATAGCACAGATTCAATCTTTAAAGATAGAGCAGTTATGCCTAAGATTCCATATGCCTCTTCTACTAATACTAATGATGCAAATAGCATATCAAACGGTAATTATCAAGTATATATTACTTTAGAGTGTATGTTTGATATATTAAACAAATATGTCATTGCAAAATCTAAATCAGATGGTAAACCATTAGTAGAATTATCATTATATTCAACTGAATATGATGGAAATGGAAAATTACCTTTATATTGCACTGCACATCCACTACAAGTATCAGTAGATCCTAGTGTATGTTTAATTAAAAGTCCATTATGGTCTAATAAAGGATCTCAGCCAACTATTATTCAACAAACACAAGCCGCTGTAGCTGCTGATCCTACTACTGTTATAGCTCAAGAAGCCTTTAGATTAATTCAAATAGGATATAAAGGAGGAACATTTGGAGGAACAGATGAAGCTTCTCTTTTAGCAGGTATTGAAAAAATTAAGAATATAGAAATATATAGTGCTGTTGAGGTTTTATTAACAAACTCAAAAGATGGATTTGGTTATTCAAATTTACAAGAAGTACTTCAAGGAGAATTAGGTAGGGGTGATTATGATTTAGCAGAAAAACAAATAAAACCTTCTTTAGAATCAATAGCAGGAGTAAAAGTTAAGGTAACCCCAGTACCGGTTATTCAACAATCAACAGGAACAACATTACCCTCAGTAGATGTAGATACTATTACTATTACTACTTCATTTACTGTTGATCAAACAGCAGGAACAGCACAAGCGACTATTGTTGCACAAGCAGGCCAAGCTATCGATTCTATATCGTTTTTAAAAGATTTGAAAGCTGATTATTTTTATGACGGTAAGGAGTATAGTGAAATAGGAGTTATAAAAAATATATACGTAAACGTTGATTATCTTTACCAAAAAGCAGTAGATGTAAATATTGAAGCGGGTGATACTAAAGAAAAAAACGAAATAAATCTATATAATTACATAAAAACAACAATGCGCGACATCCAGTCTGCTATAGGTAATGTAAGTACATTTGAACTTCATGTTGATCCTGTTGATAATAAAATTGCTAGAGTAATAGATATTAACTATACAGAACCTGAAAAGGCAACATATAGTAAATTATTTGAACTACAAGTACATAACTTAGAATCAGTAGTAAGAAACTATTCTTTACAATCCCAAATATTTCCAGAACAATCAGCTTTAATAGCTATTGGTTCTCAGGCAAAAGGTGGTCAAATGGGAATGCAAACAAACACAATGATTGATTTCAATAGAAATCTAACAGATAGAATCATTCCTGAAAAAGTAGATGGACTATTAAGCGATATCAAAATAGACAATAAAACTTCTACAATCACTAATGGTATAGCTCAGATAGTTAAAGCATTCGCTGCATTTAAAAACCCAGCTGTAGACCCTAACAATAAAGTAAGCTATGATGATTTAGCATCTAATGCTAAAACAGCATTAAAAGATGTAATAGTTTATTTTCAATCAATCACATCATCCCCCGGTAGCAATAGAAATCTAATTCCAACAAAATTATCTATTGAGATGGATGGTATAGGAGGTTTAGTAATAGGACATATGTTTAGATTACCAAAAAACATTTTACCTAAAGGATATAGAGGTGAAAATATAGGCTCTCAATTAGGTAACGCTATTACCTCTATTGGACATACTATAGCTAATGGTGATTGGGTAACTAAAATAGATACATTAAATATAGTATTGAGCGACAACCAATCTTCTATTCCATTCTCAGAATTAGACTTAAACAAAATATTAACAATTGATATTAGTACATCCAATACATCAGCTAATTCTAATTTTGTTCCTCCTGCTTTAAATCAACCTAATGCTGATAGTTTAAAAACCAACTTAGAAACATTTAAAATAGCAACTGTAAAAGGTAATGAATTAAAAAATGGAGGTGAAATAACACAAGGTATAGCAGCATCCACCTTTGCTGTTTTATCTTTAATTAAAACCACACACCCAGATATTAATTTAACTGTTACTGCAGGTAATGATGAGTTCCACCAGAAAAATGCTGGGTTTAGTAACCATAAAGTTGGTAAAGCAGTTGACTTTGCAATTTCACCAAGTACTCAAGCTAATATAAATAAAGTAAATGCTATTTTAAAACAATATCAAACAACAATTGGTGGTAATCCTCCAACATTTAGATTTATAGATGAGTATACTAATCCAACAGCCAAAGCCACAGGAGGTCACTTCCACATTTCATGGGATGTAGATACTAAAGGAGCATAATTATGAAAGTACCTAAAAATATAATACAAACAGGCAAGTATACATCTGGGGGAGAGTTCTATACTAAAGATCAACAAGTATCTTATAAAGGACCATATTATATACTTAATGATTCTTATTATGCTGGTAAGGAATATAGTGATAAAGCACCTGAAATAATCAAAATAGAACAGGCTAATACTATGTTATTTAATCCATCATTAGCCATATTTAGTGCAATATCTGGAGTAACTTCTCAAGCATTGCAAAGTCCAAAAGTAACATCGATACAACCAAACACAGAAAGCAATTCAATACCAGAAAGATATTTTTCAAGTCAGGTTAATATCAAGCCAACTACTATAAAGGAAATTAGTAAGGATACTTATGATTCATTACAAGGAAATGCTTTATATCAAACTACTTTTATTGGACCAACACAAAGCACAGACCAGGCAGAAAAACAACTTCCAGGTTTAAAATCTTTTTTGGAAGGCTAAAATTTGGTCTTATATTTCGTCAAATAAAAAGGTTATGTTTTACATTATTGAACGCTTAGACCAGCTAGAGAAGCTAGGTAGCTTTAGAGACTGTTTCGTTAGTTTCATTCCCAAAAACGATAATTACCACCCTGCATTAACTGAATTAAGTTTAGTTTATGTTAGGGATCTTATAAGAACTAAAGGATTTATGTTGTGTATTAATCATAACGAATCGTTTGGTTTAGATAAAAAAGATGTTGAGTGGTGGTTACTTAACAACACACAGAAGATGTGGGTATTAGATAAGAAAAAAGCATTGTATTATTTCAACCAACCACAAAAATTATTTGATGTAAATTTCATTCAACACACACATAAGGTACCCACCAACTGTAGTGAATTTTACAACAGCAAACATTACGCTTTACCTAATGTTAATTGCCTAATACCAATTAGCAAACATTATGAAGAGTGGGAAAACACATTTAGTGAGGTATTACCATTGATACAATCATTTACACCAAGTATCCAATTTGATTTTAATAATGACCATACATCTAATGTATTCTATCAGCTCGAATCAAACGGTGTAAAGCTCAATAAAGACTGTTTCATCGATTATTACCAAGGTAAGATACCCCACCCAGAATTCAACTTAAAACGCGGAAAAATATACACTCATTATAACTTGTATACAACAACGTCGCGTCCCTCTAACACATTTAATAGCGTTAATTTTGCAGCGTTGAATAAAGATGATGGCGAGCGTATGTGCTATCAGCCAGAAAATGATATGTTTATTGAGATGGATTTTCAGGGATATCACCCACGATTAATTGGTGAATTAATTGGTTTTAATTTTCCTAAAGATAAAAACACATATGATGTATTGGGTGAACTATTAGGCGTAGATAAACAAGCAGCTAAGGAATTAACATTCAAACAGTTGTATGGTGGTGTGTGGAGTGAATATCAATCCAAACCATTCTTTAAAAATGTAAATATGTTTATTGATGATATGTGGATTACGTATCAATATGGCAAATCATATTCAACAACAAACAAAATATTTCCAAATACCACTGAAATAACACCAGCAAAATTATTCAACTACATAATTCAAAGTACTGAAACATCAACTAATGTTATGTTATTAGAAAAAGTACTTGATTATTTAAAGGGTAAGAAAACAAAAATCGTATTGTATACTTACGATGCGTTTTTATTCGATTATAGTAAAGAGGATGGCGACATATTGCAAGATATAGTAGACCTACTCGAATATCCCGTAACAATTAAACAAGGTAATACATACCACGGTTTAACTAAAATATAAATATTTATGATGGACAATACATTTGACGATTTGAACAAACTATTCTGTACATTTACAAAGCCTGACGATTTAGAAACTATCGTTTCCACAATAAACCGTCGTTACGCGATATTATACAATAAAATATTCATCCTTGAGTCACCTCAAAGCGATGAATTAATTTGTACTTACAATATCGATGCGGGCAATTCATCAGAAACACCTCTACCAAATACAATATTGGTACATCGCAAAAAAGAATCAAATACATTATATACCATTAATGCCCTTAATACATTGATTAAGGAATTAAACGGTGGTGTTTTAGACAC